GTGCACTGGTAGACAATATCGTGGTTTAGATGAAGAGCATTAACAATGTTTAACCAAAGGCCGCGACGAATAATTTGATTTTCTTCCGAGTCGTCATACCATTCATTAATCATATCAAGAATGTACCAAAGAATTTGTGAAGAGAGAGATCCATCAAAATTTGAAAAATCGCCAGCAACAACATTAGTAGTTTTGTTAGTACTTGCACGTGATAAGATTTTTTTTGCGATTACTTCCCAATCATAGCTATAGACATTAGTTCCAGTTGAAATTTCATTGTAGTTACGATTGTGCATAAGGAAAGCAGCAAATCCAAGAAAGTATTGTCGGAATGCAAGGGTAAAATGGATGGGTCCTGCACAAAATACACGGGTTTTAGCAGCTTCTACTTTTTCGATACTACGACGTTCAGCTTTAAGTGTGTCTACAAATAATACGGAACCTTGAGTCAAATTTCGTGAATCTTCTATAAGTTTTTCTGTATCTTCTTGGATTAATTTAGCTAGTGGTGTGTCAAAAGTCCATTCATTGTCACCGAAAGCATCTCGTTTTCCAGGTCTAACACGTTTATCTAATATGTAGGGATATCCAAGTGAAGTAGTTCGGTTGATAGGCGCAAGAAATTCATCGCCATCAACACCAATGAGTGCTTCTTCATAAGTTAAAACACGTTGGTAAAGTGCGGGATCACGTCCTGTCGGATTCATACGAAGATTATTTGCAACATCATTTCCAGCAACATCAATTAAACCACGATCAATTAAGGGAGTATATTTCGAAAATTTGAGTAAGCCTTTTTCCATTGGGTCAATTCCTTTGTATGGTCCTAAACGAGTGGGTAGTGTTGCGTGGGGAAAGGTATCAATTAATGGTGAGGGAATAATTTTGTTAGAAGAAGATCTAGTTGCATGTTTTCCTTCTTCTACTTTTCCATGAACTAACAAGCCAACATGGAACGGAACTGAGCCTTCTGATACTTTGTTAAAGTCCACATTTCTTTTGAGAGCATCAATGTGGATTTGACATTGTAATTTAATTGGGCAGAGTTTCATTCCAGCTTCAAT